TTAGTCCTTTAGAGAATCCTGTTAGATCCTGTGTGAGGGTGACTTCACGTTTAGCAAAATTAACAGCGTCATCGATTATATTACCATTAGCATCAAATATCTCACTGTAGAACTTATCATCAAAAGTACGTAGTACATCTGGTGTGATTTCAGCTAAGCTTCCTTTACCTTGTAAATCTAATGCATAACGCATTGACTTCTCTCTAGCTTTAGCTCTACCTAATATATACGTAAACGCATCATCAGTAGCAGCCATTAACTTAGTAGAGTATGTAAGCAAACTATTGTTGTTCATTTGCCTAGCCATATTACCAAGTTGGAAAGCCATACGATCAGACCAATCAGCTTGATCGCTCTCAGCCCATCGTCTTAGAATCTCCCACCTTTCATCACCTCTAGACATTTCAGAAAATCTAGTCTTAATTGTGGACATATCACCACTCCAATAGGAGTTAAGTTTTGTCTTAAATAAGTCGAAACTTTCAGGAATTGCTTGCATCATAGCATTTAATGATGCCATACTTGATTTAATAGTAGCACTGTCTCCAGTGAAAGGATACCTCATCGTGGCTCCTATGGCTGTAGAAAGTGGTCGTAAGAACGTTGCGGTACTTGTGCCCATAATCGCTCTCATGGGGGTCTTAGGACCGCTTAGAACGCTATGTACCATAACACCTTGAAGCTCCTTAATTGCAGCTCCTGTTCTTATTTTACCATTAATATTTCCACCTTTAAGTATTGCTCTAGCCCATGCATCAAAGTCATCAAGACTATTGACATCTTTCATGGTTGAGAAGACTTCAAATAGTGACTTTATTAAGTCATCATTATCGCTTCTACCTGCTAAATTAAGGATAGTTTTAATTGATTCTTTGGATTTAGCTACGTCTTCTGCTAAGGTTTCTTGTACTAACTTTTGTTTTGCATCATTACCTAGGTTAAGATCTCTTAATTTCTTAGAAGCAATGATTCTAGATCTCTTAGCTTCTGTTAAACCTACTATAATTTTATCAACGACCGCTGCGGCAGGTCCATCTATATCACCTAAGTCTGCTATATCTGCTATCTCTCTACCTGCTATACCAAGATCACGTACTTCTCTAAGGAGTGAACTGATAACAAGGTCAGACGCAACAACGTTCTTAGAGACCCAGTTATACATATCAGCTTCTGTGGAAAAGTCTTGTTCTGCAAAGAAGTCAGCCCAATATTCTGCAGCTGTATCATCTACGGCATTACGACCTTGTAAAGTTCTATGTGCCATCTCTAATGACTCACCAAACTCTTCTTGCATAGTACTTAAACCTTCATTTATTCTACGAATAGAAGCTTGATAGGAATCAGCACTTAGTAGTTCTTTAGCGATATTGTTTAATTCTTTATCATCTATATCCCAACGTCTTAGCTGGGCTGGTGTAGTAACCGAACCTATTGAACCATCTTCAGCACCCCACTCCTTGTTAACTCGTTTGTTAAGTTGGATAGTTTCATCTATTGATGTCTTGGATGTTGGAGAACCTTGCCATGGATCAGCTATAGGTTTGTTCTTATAACCACCAAATTCAGGGCTTTTAAGTTGCTCTCTACCCATCTCAATGGTTTGATCTGCTACACTTTGATTTCTTGCTTTAATTTTATTAATTACTTTACCTGATCCTTTACCTAATATACGGAAGACACCATCGGCTATAGTACCGATTCCCATACCTTCTACTATATTCTTCAGTTTATAAATGACGGGATGGTCATCATCATTGGTACTAATAGGGGTGTCCATGAATCCGTAACGATCACGTAAAGTACCTAATGCATTATCTTTATCTGATTGTTCTGATACTAAGTCAGATACAGCACCGACGGCTGCAGCTCGTACCCAACCATTAGATAATGCTCTTATTCCCCATGCTGTAAGTCCTGTAGCACCTGCAGCAACACCTGCTTTACCAATTAAAGGTGCTGCAGCAACAGTACCTGCGGCTAATACACCGAAGTGTATACCGTTCTTTAATAAATCACCCCACCAAGTCTTAGTTTCAATGGGGTTATCATAGTCAACAAATGGGTTCCAGTCAGGTCGGTAGTTTTTTACACCTACCTCTGCCATTTCACCTGATAACGCATCAATAGTACGTTCAGGGAAAGTAGCTACAGAACCTGCAGCTGTAGTTATACCACCTGTTACAGCAGATTGTAACTCTTTAGCTACAGCACCTACACCCCATTTCTTGGCATTTCTTGGATCTTGTTGTTCAGCAAATGCCTGTGCATCAGCTGCTTGTTCTTCTTTTAACGCTAAAGCCTCAGCTTGTCTACGTTTTTCATTTTCATCCACCGTCCGTTGGATTTGTTCAGCATCAGCTTTTAATCCTTCAGTATCGACTTTTGTTGGATCTATGCCAATTGGATATTCGGGCATTGTTTTACCATAGTAAATTATTGAGTTACTGCTACATTACCGCCGTAGCCATGTAACGCTTTCAGTATGTTCTCGTTTCTATTATTTGGTGGTATATTCTCAATTATTTCATCTGCTTGTTCAAGTTGTTGAGGGCTTAATTCAACTAATTCGTTATAGAAACCTCCTCTATAATTTCTATTTAAATGTGCTCTGTATAAATTTAGGGTTAATAAATCTTGAGTTACTTCATCGTATACTCTATCACCAGACATACCAGTAGCTTGTAGTGCTTCTAATAGTTCAGTAGGAGTAAATGCATAAGAACCTGGAGCTTCGTGTCCCGATTCAAGTAAACCTACAACTTCATTAATAGTGTGTTCTGTTAAAGGTTTCTCAAGATGAGCATCCCCACCAGTTGGACTTAGAATATGATCGTAATCATCAAATCTTTTAGAGGCATCTAATAACCAATCTAATGTTTCAGCGTTTTGTATTACTCTATTAGTCTTACCTTGACTAGGTTTCTTTAGAAGTAGTATTCTATCTGAGAATGATAGTTGTTTTTCTATGTCTTGATCTACTTTAGGTTTATCAAATTTAGGGGGTGTATCTTCATCAGCTTGTGCTGCTAACCAAACTTGCTTAGCTCCCAAAGCGTATGGTGAATCACCTGTAAATTGAGCAAAATATCTATAAATAGCAGGTATATCACCTTTCTTACCACCACTTTCTATATACTTAGTCATTTGTGTTATAGCATCTTCAGTACCAGGTAGTACAGCAGTATTTATTATATCAGGATTTGTAGAGAAAGCGTTTATTGCTTTCTGTGTATTTTTAGCAGTAGTTTTTTCTAAAGGTACTTCAACATACTTATCAAAATTTCCTGCTTTTATAGCACTTTCTGTATCCTTCCAGGCTTCTGAAAAAGCACCACCTGGATTATCAGGATGAGCTTTTATATATTTAGCATATTGTGTATTAAAATAGGCAGTAGCTCCTTCTATATTAGCTTCCCATTTAACTGATTTACCTTCAGCATGTACTTCTTTTGTATAAGCATCTACTTGACGTTTAATACGGTTATCTCTTGTTTTTATTTGATCTGTACCCATACCTGTAATAGAAGATTCCTTAGCTACACTTAGCCAAGTATTATATGTAGTTTCGTCAGTAATACCTTTCAAATCTTCAACACGTATTATACCTCCATTCATGCGTAATTTATGGAGACGTTTAGTAATCTGATCGTCATCTTCATCTTCTTTCGTATGCCAATCACTTATCAGTTGAGGCATCTTACTTTCACCTGGAAACTTGGCTTTATATTCTTCTAACAAACCATCAAGTTGTTCTTCAGTAACAGGACCTTCTTGATTAAGTAGTTTCTGTTCAGCGTCTAAAGCCCACTTATCTTGTTCATTAGTTTTAATCTGTTCTTTAGTGTCAATATTCTCTCTTTCTTTATTCATTACTGCAGCAGTAAGCCGGTTATAATCTGCACGCCAGTACTCACTAAGTTTATGTTTTCCTCCATCACGACCTGTAATCATATGATCACGAATTGCTAATAATTCAGCACGGGTAAAATTACCAGCCTGAGCATCTGCAACAAGATTATCAAAAGTTTTAGTTCTTGCTTGTCTGTATCCTCCAGGACCACCATAGACACCAACATATTTTTTAATGTGATCTTCGATAGCGATACCACCTCTAGCAGCTATGTCGTCTCTTAGTTCAGCATTACGTTGTAATTTTGCATTAGCTTCGATAGCAGTATCTTGTGCATTTGACCATTTAAGTCTTGCAGCTGCTTCGTCTGCCTTCATTTGCTTATGAAGATATTTACGACGTTCGAATAAATTAGTAGGATTATCATCACTACCTGCAGCTTGCTTTAACCATACACTACGGATGGCTTGCTCTGCGTAAGCATACTGTGCATAATCTCCAGCTGAATCACGGGTAATAAAATTACCGCTACCTGGTGGGTATTCAATTTCAAAATTCTCACCTGCAAATGATAGCCAATTCTTATGATCTCTTGACATTCCAGTCAAAAGTTTTTTGTTATTATTCCGATCTTCGTCACCTAATAACAATTGCTTCTTAAGCATCGGGTTATTTACAATCTCAGCACCCGCTGTTTGTTCTAATGCGGCGTGAGCTTCTGATGCTGCTAGTGCATCTTCAAACCTTTGTCCACCATATCTTACATTAAATTCTTCATCTGTTACTTCCCATATTTTAGCGTCTTCCCTTGCTTCATTAATAGCACGTTGGTTTTGTACAAACTGATTAGCCTTACCTATTAAAGGTCCGACTTGTTCCATTAATTTACTAGTCTGAGATTGGTAAGCGTATTCAGCTGAGATTAACTGTCCAAAGAATTGAGCAGAGTCAGCTGTTTCTTTAGCTACTTGATTGTTGACGTTACTGACGTCGGTGGTATATTGTGTTGGTTGATTAAATAGTGCCATTGTTATGAGTACCCTTTTTGTGTTAACCAATTCATAAGACCAGCATTACCACCTTTTTCGGCTAGCTGACCAAACGCACCCATACCTTGCAGTCCTGATGCCAAGCTTATACCAGTCTTAGCTATATTGAATGCAGCTACACCCCAGTTAGTGCTTCTTGTACCTGCGAGACCCATTCTTGCTGGACGTACTCCTAGTTTATCTCTAGCAGCCATCATTGAATTCTGTTCCCTTACAGCATTCTGATGTAACTGACTATGGTAAGCAGCTCCAAAAGATTCTCTTAAACCATGTTCAATATCTTGACGTTTAGCAAGCAGTGCCATGTAATCAGCAGTCCTGCCTTTCTCAGCAGCTCTTGAACCTTCACCTGTAGGACCACGTAATGCCCCTTTAGTTCTAGCAAATGTTTCAAATCCTTGAAATGCAGCATATTGATTTTGTAAAGCTTTGGCATATACATTGCTATCTGCTATACTTCTGTCAGTAACAGCACCCCATTTAGCTTGACGAAAAGCTGCACTCTTATTTTTGTATTGGACATTCCTACCCATAGCTAATGACATGCGCTTAGCATTCATTGCTTTAACTTTAGCATTATATGCCGATGTTCCTGGGTCGAATAAATTTTGTATAAAACTCATTTGTAAAATTTAATAAAGGGTAAATTGTTAGGTCCGTGAAAAATTTCTTCCAAAAATTTAAAACCTAAAAATTTGAGTAATTTCAAATGAACAGTATTACGCTTATCAATTATATTCCACAGAGTATCATGAGTTTGTCTTTCAACATACCTCTTAGATTCTCTAGCAAATGTTAATGGGTAATCGTAGATTGCATCAGTTGTTAACATCCATATACATCCATCATCTTCGACTCCAGCCATACCGGCAGTCTTGCCGTTAGGCACGTTGAAATACACACAGGAGCCTTCCTGAGCTTTGGAAATGATTGAAGTATATGAATCTACTCCATGACCTTCTTCGACCTCTCTGCGGTCTTCTGGACGTAGATTAGAGGCTACTTCAATAGCAGCCTCCAACGTTATTGGGTGAATGTAATTAGCCACGTCGATAATACATAGGTGAATAATCTCCTTCCCATGAGAGTGACCTCAAGGTTGCAGGAGCTGGGTGAGTAGATTTAATTGTTATATCCACGTTTTTATTTTTCTCGTACACAGGTATTGTTTTAATTACTTCATCTATATAAGGTGCATCAGACACATTATACTTACTTAATGTTGTTGATTCGTGAACATCTGTGTAATCGATTTTACCTACTCTATTTAAAGTAGTTTCGTATAAACCTATCTTACCAAAACTTAAATTAAGTCTGTGTAGTATTAAAGAAGCACTCGTATCAGATACTCTATCCTGACCAACTTGTTTTGAAGTATAGAATTTAGGTAAGTCTATTTGGTAATCATATAAATAACCTATGTGTAAAGGTGTACCACTCGCTACATTAGTTGCCCAGTCTCCAGGTACAGTAAATGTAGTGCCACTGGTTATTGTACAAGGTGCATAACGTCCGTAACGATCATTACCAGTTTCTGTATCAATAACAACTAGATTAGAAGTACCACCTGTTACATCGTCAATCCAAGAAGATACACAACTATTAGTACCATTTGTAAATGTAGTTAAATTTGTTGCAGCGCTATACACACCACCAAATATAGTAGTCCAGTTATCTAAATGAAGTAAGAAATTAGTACCTTCTTCATCGATGCTTGGATCAGAAGTAGCTTGAACAAGATTTACCTTTTGTAAATAATCATCCGAATCTAAGAAATAATAAGTGTCATCTATAATAAAATGATATTTTAAATTGTTCTTAAATTTCCATTTAAACCATGCTGATTGTATTCTCTGATCTCCAATTGTTAAATATTTATAAATAATAACATTAGAATCACCAGTTTTACCAAAGAAAACTAATCCATTTTCCCTAGAATTAGTTATTAAATCTATATCCTTTTCTAATAATGTCGGTACAACTTTATTTTGATCTATCATTACAGCGTCACCTTCTCTTCTTGTACCAACCATTTCATAGAAACGACTATATTTATTTGAATTATCTATAAACCCTATAGTAGTTCCTAATGATACTGGAGGTATATCTTTATTATAATTATACGAAGAAACAGGTCTTAATTTAGCTGTATCTGAATTAAAGATTGCATCATCAGATGATAATAAATATTGAGAATGTGTAGTGAAAGATAATAATCCTGCACCTGTTTCTATACCATCATATAAAGGTGATGGTAATGTAGAGCTACATGATATGTTAATAGCATCTGTATTACTAACAGTTAAAGATGTTTTCTTCCAAAAGTTATAAAGATCTCCAGGTTGTGATGTTACAATCCATTCACCAGATAAAAAACATAAACGATTACGGAAGAATAATACTTTATTAATGACTCTATCTTCATCATCACTGTGTCCATAAGCAGTTCTTCTACTTACAAATTCAGGTATACCATTAGTAGTCTCGTCACCTACTGTTCTTTGATTCCAAGAGATCCTATCAACAGTAAAGGTAGCTTTTTCAGTTGCTGTACCTGAATTAGCTATAGATGTTCTAGTGATCCTAATAGGCATAGTGCCTGCATCAATCTTCTTATGAATATCTGGCTTTGCACATTCTTCCCATCTACCACTTCCATCTTTACTATCCTCTCCTACAAACTTCATATAATAATTATCTTCATCTGATACACTACTGTTATTAATAGTAACAATCTGACCATGCCTCATATAACTTGGTAGTTTGCTAACATCATTAATTGTTGGTGAGGTTACTCTCATCAAATCAGGATGAAGTACTTCTATATTCCATTCATCAGCTGCATCATAACCAGAACCACGGTGTAAATAAAGACCGTTACCAACTTGCCTGGAAGTAAGACCAGTGCCACTTAGCTCAGCCTTCATACCACCTAAAATAGCATCCGCTGTTACAGAAGTTTGTGCATCCCAAGGAGTAGGTGCTGGTCTACATACACCATTATAACCACTATTGATATGACCTTTAGTTGATAATTCCTCATGATCTACTACTTTTATATCATAGGTATAGTTTGTTTCGGCTGAATCTAAAGTAACTTGTTTTACATCATCTGTATCCCAACCTTCACCACCATGTAATAAATCTACACTTTTACTATATGCACATCTATAAGAGTTTGAGTCTGCATCACCGTCATCATCACCTGCTCTGTCACCTACTTGACCTAAAACAGTAAGTCGGAAAGTTAAATTAGTTTGACCAGTACCATTGGTTTCTGTTCCACCAAATACTTGTGTACCTATACCAGGGCAGTTACCTGTACCCCAATCTGTATCTAAACTATTTGCATTAATTTTTATTCTAGTAGCAGTTTTTATAGTTGTAGTACTCTCGCTATCATAAACATTAAATCCGTACTGCCTACCATTTTCAGTTTTTATTAATTCAATATAATGCCAATGCCAATCAACAGGTGAATCTGTTTTATCACTTGTCATAGTAACAACTTTACTTCTATTAGTAACAATAGTAGTGTCGTTAATTGTTGTACATTGAATATCCTCTGAGTTACTAGATGTTAAATAACTCTTAATGTTAGTTGCAGTTCCGCTTTCAGTACTACCATAAGTAACAGTTTGCTCATCACCAGCATTATGTCCTGATGCTTTCCATATACGTACTACACCATCTGAAGCTATTTGACCTATATAAGATCCTTCTGATTCATCACGGTAGTAGTGAAACCAACTACCTCCACTTTGAACATTAGCTAATAAACCATCAGTATCAGGACTTACTATCCTTTCTGCACCAGGTCTTTTATATAATCCCCATGTTAAGTCAGGTATACCATTAACAATATTTTTAACTTGACCTGGGTTTTTTAATTCATCAGCTTGTTCAGATATACCACCATAATAACTAGGTATGGTTTGTGAGATTCCTGCCATTCATTATCTCCGTAAAGTTTTCCAAGGTTGGTAAGTGTTGTGAATAATGTCTTCTGGGAATCCAAATATAGAGTGATTACCTTGATTACATTCATACTCCATACACGCAGCTCTAGCCATACCTTCCTGTTGAGCTAATAATTGAGCTAGTTGTGGGTTACCTACAAGTTGAGTGGCAGCTCTTGTAGATGCTTTGTAAACTATATATCTTTTAAATACTGAAGGTATGTCTTCATAAGAAAATAACTTTGTAATATCTAAATCTATACCATTTGTAGATGCGTCAGACCAATCATCAGTATGGTCAAACTTATCATATAGATATCCATTACGCTTTACTACGTCATATTGTCTAGCAGCCCAGCCATTAGTAACGTCCATCTTTAAAACGTCATTAGCTATTTGTATTTTACCATTAGCACCTGGTTTATAATTTACATGTTTTTCTGTATTAAAATGCCAACCTTCATTCTGTACATCTATATTAGCATCTCTAAGTAGATTGTATATAAAAGCAACCTCTGGGTTGTCATACGCTTCTACATTATTATCTATACTACTAGTGCCTAAAGTTGTTACTGGTGATTGACCGATAGCTCCCAGTATTGAGTTTACAGCGGAGAGTTCGGTCTCGGTATCAATTGTCGTGGAAGCCATAAAGTTTTATGAATAAAAAAAAAGGGGACCGTGAGAAGTCCCCTGTATGTTGGTTAAAAATATAAGCTTAAGTGAAGCTTGCGTTAGAAACAGCAGTGTTGTTCCAGTTGCTAGATACATCGATTCCAGCTACGAGTTCAACAGCAGCAGCAGGGTTAAGGAAGTCAGCTCCCATAGCCAAGCGTCCGAGAATGACATCTCCCTGGTAAACCACGGATACATCACCTGAAGTTACTTGTACTTGAGGTCCGATTGCTTCAACCACACCAGCAGCTTCCTTCTGGAAGATCAAGCCACAGGATCCACCAAACTTAGCAGCAGTACCGTAGTTGTTAACGGTCTTCTGTCCACTAGGAGTGTTAGATGCGTCTTGGTCATCCATATCTTCACCAATAAAGCTACCTTTGGAAGCGGCTTCGTTGATGTTAGATACAGCACCAGATGGGAGGTTAGCTAGGTTAACACCATAGTCACCCAGGAATGGAATGTTCATTGACTTGTAGATCTTGATGCCTGCAATGTCAAGAATTCCGTTACCGGATTGTAAGGCGTCGCCTGTTTCGTCACGGTTAATAAGG